GTCGAGCCGGTACAGCCCGCCGCCGCCATCGCCCGCAGAGTAGTAGCCGGCGACCATGACAACATTGCGCCCGGACGATCCGACCGCGCGCAGGGCCGCAATCGATGTGACGACGCGAATCGTGCCGGCGACCAGATCCGCGCCGCTGCCGTTGGCGTCTGTCTGCAGGGCGACGGCAAGGGCGTCGACCGGCACAGACGATGACGTGATGCCGTCGACGGTCCAGATCGTCACATCGGCGGCAGTCTTGAGCACCACCTTGTACGCGCCGTCCCAGAACACCGCCGCCTCCCCGCGGGCGTCCAACACCACAGGGTTGGTGTTCGGCACCGTGCCGGCCGCGTCGGCGTAGGTGGGGCGCGGCGTGCTGGTGCCGGCGTCGTAGGTGTAGAGCCGGCCGCCGACCAGCGGGGCGCCGACCTAGTCGGTGAACGCCTGCCGGCCTTCAGTGAGGATGGATGCCATCGTGTGGTCCCTCTGGTGTGGTGTGGCGGGTGGGTGGGCAGCTTACGGCCGCGCCTGGTCCTCGCGCCCCTGCGCGAACAGCAGTGACAGGGGCACCAGTGCCGGGGCGACGGTGCCGGGCGCCGCTTCGGGGGTAGTCAAGCCGCGGGACAGGTCGCGCAGCGTGCGGACCTGCATCGAGGTCGTGAACTGCTGCAGCGGGGCCGCCGCGAGGGGGCCAGCGCCAGGAATCCCGGAGAGGTGCCCGAGCACATTGGAGAGGCGCCCCCAGAGCATCGCCCCCGAGTTGCTGTTGTTGACCGCCGAGCCGATGGGCTGGGACTGCATGTAGCGCCCGACGTTGACCGCGCTCTTGATCTGCTGGATCTCGTCGGCGCTGAAGAACATCGCCAGCTTGCGGTCGCCGAGCTGCTGCAAGGCGTCCTTCATGCCAGCGCTGCTGAATGTGCGCACGTCACCGTCCGCCCGGCCGCGCTTCATGATGTAGTCCACCATCTGCTTGCGGACGGCGTTGACGATGTCGCCCTGCTGCGTGCCGCCGGTGCTCGGCGCCGTGAGGCCGCCCGGGTTGACGGCGGTGGACAGCTCGCGCGACGACGCGCCCGGCGCGGCTGCAGCGCGGGTGATCTCGGCCTTCAGCTTCTGCAGCTCGCCGACCGGTGCGCCGATGATGTGCTTGCGCACGAAGTCGTCGGGCGCCGCGCCGTCGAGCGCCGCCTCGATGAACTTGGCCGACTCCTGCCAGGTGCGCCGGTCACGCGCCGCGCCGCGGGCCTTGTCGAACCACGCCAGCGCCTCGGCGGGCGCCGTGTCGGCCTGCTGCATGGCGGCGGCCTGCGCCCCCGTGGCAAGGCTGCCCGGCGCGGTGGCCGGCTTCGACGCCGCGATCTGGGTGTTTTCGAGCGCGTCCCGCACGGCCTTGATCGCCGCCTTCGCGTTGCCGTCCATCGTCGCCCGGCTGGCGGACGCCAAGATTGTCTTGAGCTGGTCGATGGTGTTCACGTCGAAAGGAACCGGGTGCTCCTGTCCGCCGACCTTGACGGTGCCGGCCGCGATCTGGTCGAGCACCTTGCCCACCGACTCCGGTAGGAACGCCTGCCGATTGGTGGCGGCCAAGTTGGCGAATGCCTCGTTCACGAACTGGCCGCGGTCGAGCTGCACCTCTCGGCCCGCAGCGCCGCGGGCGCGGTCGTACAGCGCCTTCTCCCCGGCCTTCAGCGCGGCGTCCTTGCCCTGCACGGTGCTGATGATCCGCTCGCCGGTGGCGTAGGCGTCAAGGGGTGAGTCGGCTTGCCGCTGCAGCGTGTCGAGCACCCGGCCCGCGTTCGCGTTCTGCAGGTGCGGCAGTTCGCCCGAGCCGTTGGCCTGCGTCTTGGCAAGGTTGCGCTGCAGCGTCAGAAGGCCCGGATCCTGGGTGATGTCGCCGACCAGTGGTGTGGCGCCGACCGCGCGGAAGTCGGCCAGGCGCTTGAGTGCCGCGGCGTCGATGGGTTGGCCGCTGTACACCACCTTCTCGGCATCCCTGCGCAACTGGATCTTCGCCGCGGCGCCGAGGTCGTCCCACGACATGCCCGCGCGCTCCAGCGTCGTCTTGAGCGTGGCGTCGAGCTGCTGGGGGTCGAGTGCCTTGCGGGCCGCAGCGCCTGCGGCGTTGGCGGCCGACCGGCCGGCGTTGAGCGCGGCACCGCCAGCGATGCCGCCGACTAGCGAGGCGGCGAACTGCCCCATCGGCGTGCCGCCCTCTTCGCGGGTCGCACTGCCCGCGGCTGCACCAGTGGCGCCCGAGGCGCCTTGCGCCATCGGGTCGGCGGCCATCTTCTGCGCGACCGCCTTCACCACTGGGGCGCCTGCCTGCGCGGCCACAGCGCGCGCCAGGCCGACCGAGCCCGCCGAGCCCGCCACGGCGCGGGAGGCGTCGCCGATGACCCGCTCGGCGGCGTTCTCGGGTTGCGGCAGGCCGAGCTTGTCGGCGCCGCGGCTGGCGAGGCTGGACAGCGGCTGGAAGTACTCCGGGTTGCCGCCCAGCGCGCCGTTGGCGGCGTTCAGCCCGGCCCGGATCGGCATTGCCACCAGGTCCGCCATCTGCGGCAGGCCCTCCATGGCGTAGCGGGCGGTCAGACCGACTTGCCGGATCAGCTCGTCACCGAAGCTGCGGGGCTTGGGCGCGGCCGGCTGGACCTCGGGCGCGGCCGGTGCGCCGTAGCTGCTGGCGCGGCCCTTCTCGGTGCCGACACGTGCGGCGGTGTCACTGCCGGTCCTGCGCCCGCCGTCGAGGTGCTTGACCACCTTGCCGTGGTCCTGCCACGCGCGCGCCGTGATCTGGTCCGGCGACACGCTGTCGGGGGCGTTGGCATAGGTGTGCTGCGTGCCGTCGTCGAAGGTCACCGTGATGTTTCGGGGCATGGTGTCACCAGTTGCTGACGGACGGGGCCCGCTGCTGCGGGGGGCGCGCGGCGGGCTGCTGCGGGGGGCGCGCCGCTGGCTGCGGATCGCCGGGCGCCTGTGGGGCTGCGTAGAACGGCATCAGCGGCGCGGCGCCAGGCAGCGCGCCCAGCCGCTGCACCTGCTGCTGGTGCAGGTTGATGCGGGCCTGCGCGTTGCGCTCGATCGCCTGGGACATGGCGCGAAGCTCTGCCGGGCTCATGCTGATTTCGCCCGCGGCGGCCTTCTTCAGGATCGCGCGTTCTCCGTCGGTGATGGCGCCCTGGCCTCTCATGGCGGCCGCGGCCGTCAGTTCGGCCTGGGCGAGCCCCTGGATGGCCTGGCGGGTGTTGGCCAGCCGCTCCTCGGCGTCGCGGCCGGTGACACCAAGGGCTGACCCGATCTGGGTGGCGAGGATGCGGGCGTCCGCTCCGGGGCCGGCGATGATCTGCCCGCTGTCGATCAGGCGGATCAGGTTGCGGGCGTTGCTGATCTGCCCGCCGGCCGCGGTGGCGTCGGCCAGCGAGGCATCGAGCTGCCCGGCCAGCCCCTTGGCCATCTCGTTCGTGAGGCTCTTCTCCGTGTTGACCGCCAGGCTGACCGTGCTCTTCCCGGCCGAGGCGATGCGCTCCTTGGACGCCTGGTAGCCGGGGTCGACGGACAGGCGGCCGTCCGGCCCGACGGTGTAGCCCTCGGGGGCCTTGACGATGGGGGCGCCCTGGGATTGGGTGAACTGGCCGGTGAGCGGATCCACGGTGCCGGTGAGGATGCGGTTCCCGGCGTCCATCTTCTCGAATCGCGGCGTCAGGGCCTGCATGCGCTTGTCCGCCTCCATGCCGATCGTGATCAGGTAGCCGCGCAGACGGGCCGGGTCGGAAGGCAGGCCGCGGGCCATGCGCGCGGCGTTCTCGGCGTACTCCGGCGGCACCTGGGCCAGCTCACGGATCACCTGGTCCTGCGTGACGCTGGGGTTGGACGCCAGCCGGCTGATCATGTCGCTGACGTACTTGGCCTTGGCTCCCTCGGCGTCGAGGGTCAGCTTCTGCGTCTCCGCGGCGGTCTTGTCGAGCTTCGCGGCCTCGGCATCGGCTTCGGCCCACTGCTTCTGCAGCGCCGGGATGCGTGCGCCGAGCCCGCGCGAAGCGGCGCCGGACAGAACGCCCTGGCGGTTCAACTTGCCGTCCGCGCCGATGTTGCCGCGGTACAGGTCGGCCAGGGTGCGCTCCTGCTCCTGCTGCTGGCGGGCCTGCTCCATCTGCATGTCCTGCATGGACTGCTGCGCCATCAGGCTCTTCAGGCTGATGGCGCGGCCGTAGGCCTCCATCGGGTCGGCGGGTGCGCGCACCTGGAGTGCGATGCTCGGATCAAGTCCCATGGTCAGCCCCCGTTGATCTGGGTCCAGAGGTCGGCGTTCGAAGGCCCGCTGACACTGCCCCCCGCGCCGCCCCGACCAAGCTGGTTCAGGTAGTACATCGACTGGCCTTGTCCGATGCCGCTGTTCAATGCGTTCGCCACCCCGACATAGCCCGACGCCCGCGCGTTGCCGGCCGAGAGCTGGTTGCCCGCGACGGCGCCGGCCGTGCTCATGCCCATCTGCGCCACGTCACGGCTCGCGGTCTGGCCGATGCCGGCGAGCGAGGACAGGCGGTTGAAGCGGGTGGACTGGTCGTTGTTGAACCGGTTGTAGGCGTTGCCGTACTCCGCGCTCGCCGTGTCCTGACCGTACCGCGTCAGTGCCTTCAGCGTGCCGCCGTTCAGCAGCCCGCCGCGTGCCGCCGCGCTGCGCTCCAGTGCCTGCTGGCCCTGCTGCTGGCGGAACTGGTAGCCGGGGTCAGCCTGGAAGTCGGCCATGCCGAAGTTGCGGTTGAACTCGCCGCCCGCCGCCGTCCCGGTGCCGAGCTGCCCGAGCGCGGTCATGCCGGCCTGTCGCCACGGCTCGGCGTCGGCGCGCTGCTGCTCGTACATCGCGAGTTGGGTCTGGTTAGCCTGGTTGGCTGCGTCGGTCTGCGCCCTGGCGGCGGATCGGCTCGCCAGTGAGCCCCCAACAACCCCGACCGCTGCTCCTGCAACTGCTGCCCATGCCATGTTCAGTCCTCCAGCGCCGGGGGCGCGTTGTGCTCCACCGCCAGCCGTCGCGTCTGCAGCGTGTCGGCCTCCGGGGTCATCTCGTCCTCGATCTCGGCCACGTCCGTCAGCTCGGTGTGGTGGCAGGTGATCCACCAGGTGTCGGCGTGCGCGATGCCTGCGCGCTTGGCGCCCGGCTCGGCCGGCAGCATCGCGAAGCCGGTGATGCGCCGCACGCCCTGCTCGGTGGTCACCGTGATGTCCCCCAGCACGATGCAGGTGTTCGGCAAGTTGGTCAACGCCCCGGTCAGGCAGCAGCCCGCCGGAATCAGGATGGCACGCGAGCACACCCCGCCATGCACCAGCATCTGCGTGCCTAGGTCGATCTGGGGCATCTGCAACAGATGCCGCTCCAGTTCGCGCACGCTGTCGGGGGACGGCATGCCGGCCAGGGCCGCCGCGGCGTCGACGGGGGTCATGTCCATCACGTGACTTCCCGGCCACTGGCGCGGATGGTGATCGACGCGGCGGCGCTCGGCAGGGTGCTGATGACGTCGCCGGGGCCGAGCACGTGTCCGACCACCTCGGGGAATGTGTAGCACTCGCCGGCCGCCAGCGCCTTGGTCTTGGTGATCAGGTTCCAGTCGCCGGACGACCCGCCGCTGGGGATCAGGTTGACCTACAGGGACGCCGTGGCGCCACTGGTGTTGGTCGCCGTGAACTTGTCGATGATCGTGCGCACGCCGGCCGGGGTCGTGTACTGCGGGGTCTGCGCCGACTCGGCCTGCTTCGAGGGGATGATGGGTTTCGCGGTGACGGTCACGGCTGTCCTTGTTTGAGGTCGTTGATCTGCTGGCGCAGCACGGCTATTTCCTCGCGCATCTGCGCGAATTCTGCCGCAATTTCGACCGGGTCGGGCGTGTTCAAAGTCTCGGCCGGGGGGTGCTGGCCTCCCGCGTCCGCCAGCGCGTAGAGGGCCGCCTCCTGTTCTTCGGTGCCGGCGTCGTCGAACGCACTGGCGGACAGATCCTGCGTCCCCTCCCCGGTGGCGCCGCCGACCCTGGAGTAGAGCCCGCGGAGGAACAGATCGGCGGTGCGCGTCAGGGTGCCGGTGGCGGGGTCGACAAAGGGGCCGCGGGGCGGGACGAAATACAGAGCCTGCCCCATCACGTGCTCCCTACCGAGACGTCGACCGACGCTGCGGTGATCGCCACCCGCACCGGGTCGGTGATGGTGACCTCGAACACCCGGTCCCTGCTCTTGCCGAGCCGGCGCCACAGCACCCGGGCGCGCCGCTCGCCAAGGCGCCCGATGCCGACGGTGATCTCGTTCGACCAGGTGGCGCCGCCGTCGTCCGACCAGCGCAGCATCGCCACAGGGGCGGCGCCTTGCCCGGACACCGTGCCGACACCCGTATCCATGACGAGCTGCAGCCGGTGGAAGAACTGCCACAGCGCGTCGGGGTGCGCCAGGTGCGGGCATCGCCGGATGCGTGGCAGCGCGTCGCCGTCGTCGGTGTAGGCGTCTAGGTCGAGCGCGTAGAGCTTGCTCGTTTCCCAGTCGCCGACGATGTTCCGGCCCGCAAACGCCATGTGACAGCTGCCGCGGTGGCGCCCGAGCACGCCGGTGGCCGGGTTGCGCCAGGCCCGTTCGGTCCACAGGCCCGTGGATGCGTCGAAGCACCACGTCCTGTCGGCGGACGGGAAGCTGATCACGTAGAAGGCGTGCCCCTCCTGTTGGTAGGTCCACGCCACGGCGTCGGAGATGTCGGCATAGCCGCCGATCGCCGTTTCGATGGCGTGGGTGCTCACGCGCTGCGGCTGGTAGCCGTTGGCGCGCATCACGACGCCCTGCCCCTTGTCGTCGGCCGACAGCCAGAACACCGAGTTGTCGAGCTTGGCGACGGACTGCGGCGCGGCACACCCATGCTCGATGAACGCGCCCTGGATACGCTCAAACGGGAAGTCCGCATTGCCGGAGTTGAAGAACACCTCGGTCGAGGCCTGCCCGAAAAGCCACAGCTCGCGGTGATCGACGATCAGCGACACCAGCAGGTCCGGGGCGCCCTCGGCTGTCGCAAAGTCGAGCGCGTCGAAGTCGGTCCCGTAAAGATTGCTGATCTGGAACTGGCCGGTGCCGGGCTTGTTGACCACGAAGTACCCGTCCACGAAAGCGACGGCGTCCGCGCCGGAAAAATCGGGGTCGGTGATCTGTGCCAGCGTCCCCGTGGCCACGTCGAAAACGTAGCCAGCCGAGCCGGCGACAAGCATCACCTGGGCGCCGTTGCTCGCCATGCTGACGGGCCCGGCGTTGGTGCTGAGCGCCCCGACCAGCGTGGCTGACGCCTGTGCGTCCAGCCGGTAGACGTTCGCGCCAGCCACGGCCAAGGCCAGATCAGGCGAGACACGCAGCAGGCCGCGAATCCCTCCGCCTGCCAGCGTCGCCCATCGCGTCAGGCCCGGCGTGCCGTAGAGCGCCGAGGGTGCGCGACTGGTGCCGCTGCCGCTCATCTCCACGTACAGGTTGACCGTGCGCTGCGCGTCGAGACTGCGCCCGCGTGCCTCATAGCTGCCACCAATGAAAGGGAAGGCGCTCACATCACCACCCCCGTTGCCACAGCGCCGCACCGGGAGACGCCAGCGCGGGATCAAACCCCATGGACGGCGGCAACGGGTTGTTGGCCCGCCGATAGGCCGCCTTCGCCGTGGCGCCCATCGACGCCACGGACGGCGGTAGGTCGCGCCCGTACTTCACGGCCATCAGCGCGGCCAGCTCGCACTTGATCGCCAGCCCGGCGCCGGGCGGCAGGTTCACCACCGTCGTGAGCCCCGTCACCGCGTCGGCAACGTTCTCGATGCTGAGCGTGATGTCGACGTTCTGCGCCGGCACTGGCCACAGCGTCACCAGCCCCAGCGGCACCTCGTTGACGTAGAGCAGGCGCTCGACGATCGGTTGGCGCTGCGCCTTGATGCTGATGCCGTTGTACTCGGCCTGGTCGATCAGCCGGATCGGGAAGTCCACGCCGCCGTACGTGCAGTACGCGCCCGCGATGCGCACAGGGCGCACCGTGTCCCACTGGCCGCCCAAGCCGATGGTGTACGTGGCCTGCCCCGCAACCGCCTGCAACGTGGTGTTGGCGGTGTTCCAGAGGTCGCCCGCGCTCCACAGGTCAAGCACGTCGTTCAGCAGCCGCAGCGAGTCGGCTGCCTCGTCGGCAGTCATCGTCTCGCCCACGCCGAGGATGCCCGCCAGTCCGGCAGCGTCGGTGATGAGGTCGATTGCGGCGCTCATCAGTTGTTCAGGACCAGGTAGCTGAAGGGAACGATGCCGGTGGCTGCGGCATTACCAGTGACCGTGAAAGACCCTGCAGCGGTCGTCACCCTGACGCACGTGAGCGTCGCATCGGTGCCGCCGAGCTGCACGAAGACGGAGGAATTCGCGGCGACCAGGGAGTTCGTGACGACCACGCTGGACGCCGCAGCGGGGAAAGCTGCGCGCCCATGCGCTACGTTCTGCGTGACGTTGCCGGGCGTGCCGGAGCCGTCCGTGAGCGCGGACGCGAGGCTGGTGTGCCTCAAGCTCGTGAAATTGCCGGTGCTGGGTGTGGTGGCGCCCACCGTGGTGGCGTTGATGGTCCCGCCCGAGACAGCAACCGCGCCCGGGTTGTACCGCTGATCCGTGGCCGCCCCGTTGACGACGTACTCGACCTCCCCGACGGAGGCACTGACGTTGATCAGCGTGGCCGCCCCCGCCGGCATCGGGAGGACAACCTCCCCATCCGCCACGGTCAGCAGCGGCCCGCCCGGCCTCCCGAGCGGTGCAGACACGGACGCCTGAGCGCCGCGGATGGCCGTGACCCGCAGGTATTGCCCCCCTGGTACGGAGACCTGAGCCGATTGGCCCTGTTGCAAAAAAGGCATTGCGCTCCCCTGTCGGGGCCGGGATCCCGGCCCTCCCCATCACATCGTGGTGCCGAACGGCGTCAGGATCGACCAATCCACCACCGTCGCAGCGGTGGCCGCGGCGTTGAGGTAGATGGTCAGCGTGCCGGCCGCCACGACGATGCGGGCCACATACAGCGCCGTGGCGTCAGCCGTGGCCTGCGCGATCGCCGCGAAGAACTTCTGACCGGGGTCGAAGCTCGGGTTGCTGATGACGACGCTGGACGCGGCGGCCGGCACCACTGCGACGCCCTGGAACGCCGTGGTGCTGTACGCGCCGCTGGTCGGCACGGCGGCAGACGTGGTGGCGAGGCCCTGCGCGACCAGCGCGGACTCCACCGCAGTTGCGAGTTCGACGATCTGGCTCGCCGGATAGCCGGCGTAGGGGCGGGTGAGTTGAACGGTCATATCAGGCTCCTCAGGCGGCGTACTTGGTGGCGAGTTCCGGGTAGGTGGCCGCCCAGCCGAACAGCACGTCCAGGCGCATGATGTAGTTGTCGTTCATGCCGTCATAGAACTCGGTCACCTTGAGGTTCAGGCCCTTGTACGACTCGGTCGCCACATCGATCACGCCCTTGCCGCCTGCGGGGGCGTACATCGGCACCATCGCCAGCGTGAAGGCGTCGGTGTGGAAGCCGATGTTGCAGGCGTAGGAGCCGGACGCCGTGCCGAAGATGGCAAACGGCTGGCCAGTGGTCGGGCTGGCGGTGACGTTCTGGAACGCGCCGCTGGTCACGATGGCCGGGCTGATCGGAAGCGACGTGGCGCCGGACGCCAGGTCTGCAGTGACCACGAACTGCGCGAGCTGGCCCGTGGACTGGCGCGACTGCGGGTTGACCGAGAACACGCCCGGGAACGTGATCACGGTGCCGCGCGTGATGGTGCCGGTGGTCGCCACCGTGGTGATGGCCGCGCCGGTCTGGTTGGCGCCGTTGACGTTGACGCCGGCCACGGCCTGGGTGCCGTTGGTGTGCGTGGCCACGTTCTGGTCCATCGCGTAGGTCAGACCCAGCGAATCGACCACCACGCCGCTGCCGAACTGCTTGGAGAGCTGCGACTGGCCGTTGAACATGCCGGCGAAGCCCTGCACGATCGCGCCGTTCAGGGCGGGGTTCATGATCAGAGCGCGCTGCTTGTCGCGCGGTGCGGCCATCTCGTCCAGGCGCTGGTTCACGCCCGTGATTGCGGCCATGGCGAGGGCCTGCGTGGTCGGCAGGGTGCCCGGCGTGCCGATGGCGTTGTAGACCGACGTGCGCGCCATGTCGAGGCCCTGCCGGTCGATCTCGTTCGCCACCGTCGCCATCGCGGCCTGCAGCTTCTTCTCCAGCTTGGTCAGCGACAGCGTGCGGTCGATGCCGTAGAAGTTGAGGTCTGCGCCGCCCTGCGACAGGGTCAGCGGGGTGGTCGTCTCGACGGTGCCCTGTGGCGCCGCAACCCGGCCCGCGCGGTAGGTGTAGCGCGGCGGACGCTTGATGTTGATCGTCGCGCCGGGCGCGTAACCACGGGACATCTAGCCCGTGAACTCGTCCTCCCAGTCGCGGTTCACCGCGCTGGAGAACGACAGCATGTTTTCGAGGATCGCCAAGGCTTCCTTGGCGACGATGGAGCAGGTAACGAGGGAGTTTGCCATGTCGGGCTTTCAGGTGGTGGTCAGTTGGCCCAGCGAGCACCCTGCTTTGAGCGCATGGCCTTGTACTCGTCCATGCTCATCTTTGCGGGGTCGCGCTGGGTTGCCGGCGCCACGGTCTTCAGGTGACCGGGAGGCGTCGGCGCGGTGCTGAGCCGTGCGGCAGGAGCTGCCTGCGGGGCGGTGGGCGCGGACAAGCCGGCCTCGATGCGCCCGATCTCGCGCGCTGCGGCGACGGGAGAGAGCCCGTTCAGCCTGGCGGCGACATCGGGGTGCTTGGCGAGGTGGTAGGCCAGCGCCGGGCCTTGGTCGCTGTCGAGCAGCACCTCGGCGACGTGGCGCGCGACGGGGATGTCCGCCCCGCCGACCACCTGGTCATAGTCCGGCAGTGCAGCCCGTGCGGCGGTCTGCCGCTCGGCCCACGTCTGCACGGCGGCCTGCTGCTTCTGGGCGGCCTCGCGCTCGGCTTCACGGGTGCTGAGGGCCTGGTTGGTCTTCCAGTCGGTCAGCGCCTCGATGTACTCGCCGTAGTCCTCGAACTGGCCGGGCGTCGGCTTGGTGGGCGCGGCCGTCGGTGCGGCCGAAGGTTGCGCCGGCCCGTCCTGTCCGCCGGCACGCCCGCGCCAGAACGCGGCTTCGCGCTCGGCCTCGTGGCGCGCTCGGGTCAGCTCATCGATTCGCGCCTGGACGCCTCGGAAGCGCCCCTTCTCGTCCCGCTGCTGCTGCTCGGACTGCTCCTGCTGACCATCCGGTTCAGCGACCTACGCATCAGCGGGCGCGGTCGTGTCGGCCGGGATGCCCGGCGCTTCGGTGGTCGTGTCGATCTGATCTTCCAGCATTGGTTACCCCAACGATTCAAGCCCGGGATCACCGCCCGGTTCGGCGTACTGCATGCCCTCTTGCACCTGGTCCGCGCTCGGGCTGGGCGCGGGGCGTGATTCGGTGTTGCCGGCGTGGTCGCTCGGCGTGTCGATGTGCAGGCCGTCCAGCGCGGCAGCGGCCAACGCGGGCGGGGGCTGCATCTGCGCCTTGAGCATCTCGACGGCGCCGCGCAGCTCTTCCACGTCGCGCAGGGCGTCGGCGCGGATGCGCGCGACCTCTTCGGCGCTGGTGGCCTTGATGCGCTCGCGGTCGAGCCCGGCCTTGGCCTCCTGGAGCTGCGCCTGCATCTGGTCGATGGCCTGTTTCATCTGGCCCATGACCTGCGCGGCCTGCTCGGGCGGGATCGGGCCTTGCGGCGTCATCACCATGCCCTGCTGCGGCTGCCCGCCTTCCTCGTCTCCGCGGATCTCTGGAGGGATCGTGCGGGCGATGCGCTCGGCGATGTCGTCAGCGCCAGGCCAGTCCATCGCCTTCACGACCTTGTCGCCCGCCACGTCCATGAGCTTCGGCCACGACTGGCCGAACTGGATCATCGCCTCGGCGGCCTCTTGGCGGAGCGTCGAGTAGCTCGGGCCGGCGCTCACGGTGATGTCGTACTTCCCGACAGTCAGGTCGTGGAGCACGGTCTGCGCTGCTTGGTCGTCATCGCTGGCGGGAGCGGGCCCGTTGACCGTGACGCTCTTGATCTGCTCATCCTGTCCCATGACGCGCACGACGCGCTGGGCGTCGTAGATGCGCGGGATCATGTTCACGAGGCAGCGGCCCGCGTGGCGCAGGGTGCGGGTCAGGTTGTCGCTGAAGTGGAAGTTGGCGGTGTCGCCTTCCTTCTGGCGCGCCAGGATCGCCCGGCCGCTCTTCTCGTTGCCCTGGGCGCCGAGGGATGCGTCGAATATGCCGGTCGTCGCCTTGATGTCGTCGCTCGCGTGGCGGGCCATCTGCAGCACGCCCACTGGCACGTCGGACATGGCCTGACGCTGCGGGGGCGGCACCACCATGCCGTTGGCCGCGATCGGGTTGTACTCAAGGTAGGCGAACGTGCGCGTGTTGGCCTGCGCCCACTTGGCTTCATGCCCGTCGAACTGACCTTCCGCACCGATGAACGGCGTCTTCGGGCGCATGCTCACCTCTTCGGTGGCGCTGGTAACCCAGTAGTTGTACATCCGCGCCGGGTCTTTGGCGTTGCGAACCAGACCCGAACGGATCACGCGCCCGTCGATGTCCAGCTCGTCGCCCCAGACCGGGAACACCGGGATCCAGTCGCATGGGATCTGCGCGCGCTCCAGCACGTCGCAGCCGGTGAGCTTGTACCACCAGACCTCCTTGCGGTGCGCGGTGCGCTCCCGCGCGATGGCGACCCCCCGGGGCAGCTCCAGGAGCTTGTCCTTCCACCCCGTCTCACCGTTCGTGAGCTGCACCAACGTGCCCTTGACGTGCTCGACGCGGTAGTACTCGGCGACGCGCACGAAGTCGTCCCACAGCCACTGCGACATGCCGTCGCGCCGCCCGAGCATCTCGGTACTGGCCTCGGCGTCAGGGTACAGGCGCTTGAACTCGTCCTTCGGCACCTTGGTGCTGATGATCGCGAAACGCGCATCAGACCCGTCCGGCTCTTCGCTCGCGGGATCCAGATTGACGGTGAACGGGTTGCGGATGCGCCGGAACTTGATGCACTGGTCGAAGCTGTCGCCCTCGTACTCGGTGACGAGGCGGAAGAACCCGAAGCCCACCGCGGCGGCGCTCGACACCGCGGTGTCGTAGGCCACGTCGGCGTTGCTGCTGTACTCGATGTGGCGGATCAGGCCCTGCAGCACCTCGGCCGTCTCGGGGTCGGCCTGGTCGTCAACGGGGTGAACCTTGATCTACGGCCGGTTCTGGCGCAGGTCGTTGGTGACCTGGTGGAGAAAGCTCGGGAGTCGGTTGATCGTCAGGCACGGGCGCGCTTCGCGGTCGCGCATCGCCTTGGCTTTCGGATCCCACTGCTCGCCCGACAGGAACCGCAGGTCATCAAGCCCAGCGTCGTGGTTGTCGCCGTCTGCCGTGATGCACATCTGCAGACGCTCGCGCACCTCGTCCAGCAGGGCGTCATCGTCGCTGCGCGGTGCGGGCTTGTCGTCGGTCACTGGCGGGGATCCAAGGGTTGCGCGGATGGTACACGCTTCACGCCGAGCATGCGAGGAGTGGCGCCGATCTGGCGGGCCATCATTTTCACGGGCTCGGCCTGGATCTCGGCGAACCCGTGCCGCCCGTACCACGCCGCGAGGTCGGCGGCCGACAGGCCGGTGTCGAACGGGGCAACGAACAGGACCAGCATCACGCCGGCAGCGTCCGCCTCCTCGCAGACCTCGCGCAGCAGCGCGGAGGCGTGGCCCCGCCCCTGGGCATCTGCCGGCGTGCTCAGGTCGCACAGCTCGCGCGTACTGGCCTGCAGCTTCGGGCCGAGCCCAGGGCACAGCCGGATGTGCGCAGACGCATCGCCGTGGCGTCGATCTCCAAGTTCCATGTTCATCCCATCCACCCGCCAGCGTACTCGGCATCTGCTGCGCGGGCACGCCTCGGCGGGCTGTTCGTCAGTTGATCAGCCACGAGTGCCAGGTAGCGGAATGCGTCGGCCCCGTGACTGAACTCGTCGTGCCTCGGGCTGCCCGGCTCGCCGGTGCGCGAGCTGACGTTGCGCCGGTACCGCTTCAGGCACTCGACCAGACGGCGCACGGCCGGCGTGTCGTTGAACCAGACCCGCGGGAACACCAGCCGCGCGGCGCGGATGCCTTGCTCAACCTCGGTTCCGGGCGTCTGCATCGGCAGGCGACCCAGCGCCCGCAGCACGTCGGCATCAGCCTTGCCGGTCTGGTGCTTGACCGCGAACCCGTCGTGCGGGAGCCAGTCATTGCCCCAGTTGTGGCCCTTGCCCTGCAGCTCCTGCACGTAGCTGGGCAGCGCGCGCCGGTTGTCCTCGATGTAGTCCACCACGCGCAGCTCGGACGCGGCCCGCTGCACGCAGATGATGGACATGCTGTCCGCGAACCCCAGATCCCACACAGCATGCATCTTGAGCAGCGGGTCGGCGGGCACGCGCGTAATGCGCCCGGACGCCTCGACCTCGGCCATCTCGTTGGAGTAGATCGCGCCTTCGACTGCGGGCATGCACTGGCCTTCCCAGACGTGCAGGTACTCGGCTTCGCTCATCGTGGCCTTGGCGTGCAGCCGCTCGGCCTCCAGCTCGGGCGGGAACCACGGGTTGTCGCGCCAGTTCATCACTGCGGACCAGGTGTCCGGGTGTGCCTTGACCACGGCGCGGACGTGCGTCGGGTCGGTGTCTAGCTGCGGGTTGTAGGTGGCCCAAATCTCAGAGCCTGGGGCGCGGATCGTCGGCGTCAGGATGCGCCAGGAGCGCTCGGTGATGGTCTGCGCTTCTTCGAGCCAGACCCGCGTGCAGCCCTCGAACGACTTGACCGAGTCGGCCGTCATGTCGGACAGCCCACGAAATGCGAAGCGCGAGCCGTTGCGCCCGCGGATCTCGGTTTCCAGCACCTCGAAGAACGCGCTAAGCCCGAGCGCCTGGATCTGGTCCTTCAGCAGCGCGTGGACGCTGTCCTTGATCGATGCCTGGACTTCGCGGGTGCAGAGGATTCGCTGGGGAGACTGCGCCGCCTGGATCAGCAGCGCGCGCGCCACGCCCCAGCTCTTGCCAGACCCCCGGCCGCCGCGGACGAACTTGTACCGCGCTGGCGTGAACAGCGGGGCCAAAGCGGTCGGGATCTGCGCTTCCATTACTCGGCTTTCGGCGCGGGCTCGACAAACACCACCGACAGGTTGAGGTCGGCGCCATCCTTGCCGGTCAGCTCAACGCCCTTGTTCTCGCGCCAGTCGTCAGGGAAGCGGGCTGCCATGCTGCGGGACCAAACAGACCCCTGAAACGAACCCGACCCCATGGGCATGATCAGGTTGGCTTGGCCCATCTCTTCCCACCACGCTTGCGAGTGTGATCGCGCAACCTCCATGGCGGCACGAAACTCTGGGTTTGCCTCAACCCAGCGGAGCAATGTCTGTTTTGACGTGTCGAGCCTTGACGCCATCTGGGCAACGCTCAAGCCAAGCCTTCCGAGCTCGATGACCTGCTCGCAGTATTCCGGCCTGTAATCGCTCGGCCTTCCGCCCGCCATCATTTTCCCTTCACGGGGCTGCGCGCCCCTACGTCGTCACCAGTGCCACCCATGAGCGCCACCGTGCCTACTGATCGACCATAGCTACCTCCGATCTTGGCGGATGCTCGGGGAATCGAACCCCGCGAGCGCTTTACCGACGCCCCGTGCGGGTTAGAGCCGCCTGCCACACCTTGCGACCTCGCATCCGTGCCGAAATG